TTTTGTTCCAATATTCAGCAGTATAACCTTTATACTTCATATCCTTAGGTGCTACAGGTACTTTTTGAGCGTTTGCTTCTGGCTTAAAACCCCTTGACCTTGCTTGTGTAGTTGTTATTGCATCCCCTAAGCCCTTACCACCTTCTTTACGAACGTAAGTCTTTCTAAACCACTTGTGAGAGCATCTTGCACCACCTTTATAAAGCCATATAGAATAAGTATCTGAACCACCTTTACCGAATCCAGCATTTACCGCTTTCTGTTCCATTGCTTCAATATCCTCTTTCCTATAAACCTTTTTTGCACTTACCATTTTAGAGCAAAACTGTCTTGAAGTAGATTTAGTTCTTTCTGGGCTGTACTTATATCTTACTAAAAACTCTTTACCCTCTTCTTTTGTTTGTTTACTTGTACCATCCTGCTCACTTTCTCTGTATGGTTTAGCACTTCCTGTGCTGACAAATTCCCAAACTTTAGCAAGTGTACTTTTTTCTTTAGGTTTGTTAAGGTCTGTTATTACCTCATCTAAGCCGCTTTCTTCGTCATAGTCTACTTCTCGCTCATCTATTACCTCAAAGTCGCTTAAAAGCTCTGATTCGTCTTGTCCTAAGTCTATTAATGCGTCTGCAATAGCTGTGCCTATTTCGTCTGGTAGTTCTTTTGACAACTTAACCCCTGTTTCTTCTTCTTTTGTTTCTTCGTCTTCTACGTTTTCAAGGTCTATAAACTGTAAAGGCTGTAGAGTTTTAAAGTATAACTTTAGGCTTATTTGATTATAAGCTAAAATAGAATCAAAAGCATCAATTAAAAGGTGCTGAAATGGTGCTATAACTAAGTTCTGCATTAATATAGAAGCAGTTTTAAGCTCGTCTGCGTTGTTTCCTAACCCTGTGCTGTCCTTAATTCCGTAAAGCATTGGAGATACAACCCTATGACCTACCATTATTTTTTCTGTTGCTTGACTTGATACGTACTCATAAGTATTGTGAGCATCACTAATAGGTAAAGTTTCAACAGTAGCTGCAGCGTCTTGGTTATCATTAAAAGCAAGTATGAACTTATTACCGCCAGTACCAGTAAATTTCTGAGCTATTCTGTTTTCTAAGTTTTGTCTTTCTTCTGCGTTTGGTGTTCCGTTGTTAAATTGGATAAGTGTATTAGGACTAAAACTACCTTGTACGTTGTTTAAGTGAAAGTTTGATACTTCGCTTTCTATTTCACACCATTGTAAACATCCCGTATAGTCTGGACTTGAGTAATACTTATAACCAGCTCTGTAAGGCTTTACATATATAATCTCTATATTTTCTTTACTACTTCCAAAAGCAGGGATTCTCTTTAATTCCGTTCTTGGTTTTACATTAGACCAATCATCTGAGTAAAAATAGCCTTCTATTTCTCCTTTTTCATTACACTTCTCAGCTCTTAGGTTTTCTACAGGAATATGAGCTACTTTAGCAATGGTCTTTCTATCCTTAGAGTAAATGACCTGCATAGCGCACTGACCCATTAGCTTTAAATCAAAACATAGCTTTTGCACACAGTCCTTGTGAAACATTGTAATCATTTTAGCGTACTGCTCTGGTCTTCTACTTGAATCTGAAGCATCTAAGCCAAGTCCGTATATTTGTTGGCTAATAGCGTTTATAATAGCGTTATTCGTTGGGCTATTCTCATAATTAGAGATTAAATGTCCAAAGAAATTATTATCACTACCATAAGCTACCCACTGCTTGTTAGACTTCTCTACAATTTCTGGGCTTGTGTAACTACTTAAGTTAACTATTCGTAAATCATTCATAAAATAATATAATCGTTATCAAAACTATCTTCTGTATTATAAACTCCATCGTTTACAGAATAGTAATCGTTGTTTACTTGGTTTACTGTTTGGTCTGTGCAAAATACTCTATCCTTGTATATTATAACAGTTCCGTTTTTAATTTCAAGCGTGTAAAAGTCTGCTTCAGTTAAAGTGCCAAAAGCCACAGTAAAAGACATATAATTTACGTCTGTTGAAGCTGTAGGAGTCTTAGTTATAACCGCTCCAGTGCTTTCACTTGTAAGGGTTACAGTAATCGCTCCATTAATAAACTGTCTAGGTATTACCTTAAAAGTTTTATCTCCGTTTGTTGCTATTAACTTCATACTAATATATAAACAAAACTAAATTATTTTGTATAAAAAAAAAGCCCTCCCAAAAGGAAAGGCTAATTTTAAATATAAATAAAATACTAAGCTGGTACTATTGAAGTAGCAGCATCAATATCTGGAACAGTACAGAAGAACGGAGGATTAACCTCAGTTGCAACCGCTGTTAGTGTAAATCCTTGCAAATCTCCAGCAGCAGCACCAGAAACGATAGTACCACCAGTGATTTCAGCACCATTGTCTTTACCTACAAGTAAATACTTAGTAACCCCTGCACCGTTTGGATAAAGTTCTACTACATACTGAGCACGTCCTCTATTTAGAAGCTTAATTTCTTCTTGAGTTGCTACGTCTAACACTTGAAAAGTAATGTTTAAAGTACTTTCGTAAAATGTCGTTCCGTTTTCTCTTGAAGATGTTACACTTGTCTCAAGTGATGTTTGACCTCCTTTTACTTCAAACTTGAAGAACTCAGCAGTATCGTCTGTTGGTAATGTTACAGTCCCTGAAGAGTTTGCTAAAGCAGCAACCACAGTACTATAATCAATAATGTAAATATTTTTAATTCCAGCAAAGGCGGTTTTACATCCTACCCCTCTACCTTTTGTTATTGCACAAGCCATATTTTTTTGGTTTTAAATAAAAAAGGGTAGGCAGTTTTTGCCCACCCCTTAATATCAGTTAATTAGTAATTAAGAATATAATACTATATCGTTTCCGATTCCTATCTGTACTCCTGCTGTGTAACGCATCACTACACGCACATTTTGAGAACCATCAGTATCAGCCATATCTATAACTCTTACTTCGTTTCTGTCATCCAAAAGCCCAGTTCCGAAGAATAAGTTAGACTTAGGAGTTAAAAGCATTTTGTTGCTTCCGAATCCTTTTGCTACAAAGATGTTAACACCTTCAAAAGATAAAGTACCACCATTGTACCACTGTGTACCTTTGTTGTCTGTACCAGCTCCACCAATAGTTGCAGTAAAACCTCCTAAAGCACGAATATAAGATTGCGCTACGTTAGTAGAAACATAAAGAGTTAAATCTTCTTTACCTAAAATAGCTGGTGCGTTAGCAACTGCACTATCTACGACAGCACCCATTTGAGCAATTACATTTGAGCTATCAATAGCTACTGCTGTAATGTCGTTTACATCATTATCAGCTAAAGCTACTTGTAAGAATCCATCAAAAGAACCTTCTCCAGCAGCACCGCTCCAGATAGAAGTTTCAGTAGCATTAGCAACCTCAGCAGCTACTCTTGAAATAACATAGTCAGAAAATAAAGGAGGTAATTCGTCAAAAGCACTAAAGCCCATTTGAGCAGCTTCCCAGTCTGCGTGAAGTTCTTTCTTACAGATTTGTAGGTTTACTTGTAGTTCAGAAGGTGTTAATACTTTTTCTGTTAAAGTAAGCCCAGAAGTTGTAGAGTCAAAGTCACAATCTGCAGAACGTACTAAGTTAGAGAAAGTTCCTACTTTCATAGCTGCCTTGTACTTGATGTTAGGCAGTATTGTAATTGCTCCAGCGTCTAAAGTTGAAGCAGATAATAGAGCAGCACCTAAGTACTTCCCTGCGAATTCCCCAGCGTATGAGGAGTTTGTAATCGTTGGATTAGCCATTTAATTTAATTTTAGTTGTTAATTATTTTATTTAATACTCTATCAAAAGTTGAAGGCTTGCGGTTTTGTGCAAACTTAAAACTTGGTTTGTTTGTTGAGTCAGCTTCTGGATTAGCCATAATAGGCTCAGCACTTGGCTCGTTTAATTTTTCTTGTACCTCTTGTGGTACTTCGCTTAGTTCGTGCTTAGAAAGTTCTTCAGTAATAAGGTTTCCTAAATCTTCAGAGCTTAAGTCTTCTTTAGGCTCTAACATTGCTTTGATTTCTTCAATCATTTCTTTAACCTCAGCAAGTTCTTCTTTAGTTGCATAAGCCATTTCTTCTTTCTCTTCGGCTTCTACTTCTTCTACTTCTCCAGCTTCTTTAACCTCAGAGATAATTCCCTCTTCAGCTACTACTAAGATACGTCCATCTTCGAGTTGATACTCTCCAACAGGTACAGCGACACGCTCGTCTTCAGTAACGATAAATACTTCGCTATCTGCTTCAAATGAATCCGCCTCTAAGACAGTACCATTTTCTAAAGCTTGTTGTTCTAACTTAACCTCTTCGTTAAGGTTTAAAACATCTTTGATTTTTTCAATCACATTGTTTGACTTCATACTTATATATAATTTAGTTTAATTTATTTTGCATTTTTATAAAGAGTTTAATATTTTTTTTATGTCGCTTTTAAATTAGTTTTTTTTATTATCTTTTAGAAGCAGATTTTATAAATGAATCAAGGTTAGTCCCTAATTTTTTGATTTGTGTATCTAAACCTATGCCTAACTCTTTTGATTTTTGTTCTATATCTTCATAAATTTTTTTGCTTGATTTTAACATTTCTAACGCTCTGTCCATAGTGCTTTCTGCATCGGTAAATTTATCTACTGCTTTTTTATATTCTTGCAATAAATCTTGTGCTAAGCCCAATTCAACCTTTTGTGAAGCTAACTCTTCTTTGTTTAAGTGTTTTAAAACTCTTTTGTAATTACTCATTTTATTTATATTAATTTATTATACGTTTCCTATTCCTTGAGCTCTTAAGCTACCATCACAGCACTTGGTTTTGTATGTATTGTCTTTACATAAACAACCACCTCTTCTACTGCCTTTAGGGCTTGTCTTACTTGGTGTTATAAATTCTTTAGATTTGTCTTTCATTTGTATGGCTACCTTAGGTATTATTGAACACTTTTAAATACAACCCTCATATCTGGTATAATTTTCTCAAGAGATTTTACCCTTGTATAACCACTTATACTGCTTGGGTCAATACCTAAATCGTTAGCACTTTTTTCTATTCTTTTAAGTGCTTGTGCTATGTTTTGTTCTTCCTTGTTTAAAAGTTTTTCTGCTTGTGAACCCTCTTGTCTTAGTTGAGATTTTGCTTTGTTAATCTCTTTAAAAGTTGGATTTAATTTTTTTGTAAAAACATTTAACACATCTTGTAAATCATCAACTAAAGCCAATTCTACTTTTTGTGGCTGTTGCTTTGCTAAATACTCGTTAATTATTTTAAGTGCTTTTTCTTTACTCATTTTATTTATTATTTAGTTTTTGATACATTTACCATCTTTCTTCTTGTAACCTTTTGGACACTTGTCGTACATCTCTACGCTATGCTGTTCGCAAGGCATAAACCAAGTCTTACCATCGTAATCGTGTGTATGTATTCCCTCACAACCTAAATCGTTAGACATCTCTTTAGCTTTTTGTTCTGTTGAGTATGCAAGTCTATCGTCTATAATAGCAAAATCTTCGTTTACTGTCATAGAAGCAAGGCTTAAGTTTTCTAACTCTTTTAACTTACTACCTGCCCATCTTAAACCAGCTTTACCACCCCATAGTAAATAAGAGATAGTACCACAAGCCTTAGAATCTCCTTCGTCATAATACTCTTCAGCTCTTGACAAATAGCTAAACATTCTTTTTATAGTTTCTTTGCTTATTGGTTTTCCTTGTGCTAATTGCTGGGCTCTTACCTTACCAACTTGAGTAGCACATTTATTATCTACTTTCTCGTTAAGCTCTAAACCTCTTTTAGCGTTATTCTTTACACCACTTGGATAATCTGAGTAACTTTCTAACTCTAAATCTTTGTTTTTTAAGATAGCTGTTACTTGGCTTAATAAATAATCTGCTTCAGCTTCTTCTATCTTAGCTAGTTCGTCTTTAATCTCTTCCTTAGGGCGTTCCATCTTATCGGCAAAATACCCTTCAATACTAAAACCCTTAACTTTACCAGTCTTTACAAACTCATTCCAGATTTTTTCATTGTTTACTTTTACAGAACCGACCCAAGTACCTAAAGGTAAATCCATTCCATACTTTACACTCTTGTCGTGCACCTTATCTTCTACTAACCAAGACTCAACTAAGCTTAATCCTTCGATTGCATATTGGTGCTCTAAAGTAGAGTTGTTTTGTTTCCCTTGTGTTAAATACATTTGAGACGCTTTTAAGACAGTATCTTTTGAGAAATATATATAATACTCGTCTTCTCCGTTACGTCTGTAAATAGGCTTATTAGGTATCAATAAAGCACCCATAAGTATCCTACGTTCTTTGTCAACCTCAGCAAGTTTAAACTCTTGAGATTTAAGAGCTATAAAGTCTTCTTCTATTGCTGGATTCTCTACTACGCTAATAGCTTCGATTCCTATTTCTTGGTCTTCGTCTAAAATTAGTTCTACTATCCGCATATTATTATATAAATGTTTTTAATTTATTTTGTATTTTATCCTATTGTAGCACCTTCAACAATATTGTTTTGTAAACTCTGTGCTGTTGTTACGTCATTAGCTACAACGAAAGCTTGTACTGGCTGTTGAGACTGTCCACCTATTGCATCAGCTAATTGATTTGAATCGCTTGAGCCTACAACGTTAAAAGCAGGGGGTGTTGGAACAGAACCGCCAGAAGCACCACCACCAACAGAAGCACCACCTACATTAGTCTTAGGTATTTTTGTGCTTAAAATTGTTTTTACGTTAGTTAAACCCGTTGCAATTATCGCAATAGCAGAAGCAATACCACCAATACCACCTTGTGCAATAGCTTTGTTTGCACCTACATAAGTATCTATTGTAGCAGAAGCAACCCCTAAAGCCTTACCTGCAGCAGTACCCTCTCCAGCAATACCAGCTAAAGTACCAATAGCACCGCCAACAGCTTCGGCATTGGCTAACTGTGCATTTTTAGTAGCCTCATCTATTTTCTTTTTAGCATCATCATTAGCTGTCTTAGCTGCTAAATCCTCTGCGTTAAATCCTGCGTTTAGCGCAAGAAGTTGTGTGTTAAATTCTGCCTGAGCTGCTAACAGTAAAGCGTCTCTTTCTATTATGTCTGTAACTTCTCTATTTATTAACTCCTTTTTTAATTCTAATTCTTGAGCTAACTCTAATCTTTCTATATCTCTTTGGGATTTTCCGATTAATGCTAATTCGTTTTGTAGTTCTTTCTGCTCCCTTAGTAAAGAGTTTGTATTGGTTTGCTGTTCACTTCTAAATCCTGTTATCTGTGCCTCTATTCCTGCTTGTTCGTTTAAAGCTTCTTGATAAGCCTTTTGTAGCTCTATATTTTCTTTGTTTTTATTTAACTCAGTACGAGCTGCTGCAACTTGAATAGCAGCGTTTGATTTCATTGCTTTCTCTTGGTCGTCTAAAACCTTAGCTAAATCTTTATTAGCTTGTATTC